ACGATCTCGCCTAGATCGCCAGACTTGCGGAAGGCGGTATCTTTTTCTACAAGATCAACTCGCTTTCCAAACTCATTAAAAGTGCTCTTTACTTGGCTTACCTCACTTGCTACAGTTTTAACTTCACCTGTAACGGTTTCAAGAGACTTTGTGATTGCTTCAACATTGGCTTGCATAGCCTTTACTGTTTCAGCAAGATTGCTCAAGGCATTAGTTAGAGAGTTATTGATTTCTTCAACAGACTTTGCAATTTCTGCTGCTGTGTCAACAACTGCATCCACTGCTTTATCTGCTTCTTCAGCAACTGGAGCGTCTGCAACTGGTGCTTCTTCTTCTGATGCTGCCTCTGCTACTGACTCTTCTGCTACTACTTCTTCAGCAGCAACTTCTGGAGCCTCTGCTACAGCGTCTTCTGCTGGAGCCTCTGGAGCAACCTCAACATTTTCAACTTTAGTTACATCTTCAACAACTAGTGTCTCTTCTGCAACAGCGGTTTCTTCTGTCATAGGATTTTCCTCCTTTGTCATCTTAATTGTCCTAATGCCTTTTGCACTATCAACTAAGAACTTTACTGTGTTTGTATCATTTGCGTCTTCAACAAATCCAATGTTTTTCATTGTTTCATTACAAGATGGGCAAGACTCATCGCTTTCTTTTGAAATACGAACAATATCATCTGTATTACACCAATAAACATTATCAATTACTGCTTTTGCCAAATACCCGCCAAGTTGTCCCTTTTCAATAGAGAAAACATTAGCAAATTGATTTGCTGGATTATCCACAAGAGATAATTCATTTAGTTCATATTCTTTTACAATACGAACTGCTTTATCTAATTCCTCATCATATGAGTCCATAGACTTTGTAATGTTACCGCCAATAGAAAAGCCAGTTAGGGTTTTATCTAAAACCTTTTGCCATGTATCTTCGGCTCCCTTTGAAATATATGCGGAAACATAAACGCCATTGTAAAACTTTTTAGATTGTGGATCAAAATAGCGATCTTCTTTAAATGAAACAACTTTTCCAACTGCTAGTGGTTGGTGCATTTCACGTAGATTACCACGGAACTTTTTAAATGCCTCCATACTTGCTTCTGCTGTAACAATGTCATTTTGCTTATCAACATTATCTAGAGTTGCAAATCCTGATACAATACGACGTTCAACGTCAACCTTACCAATAGGCATGGAAAAGCGTACATTGTCGCCATCCGTAGTCCAGTGTGCTTTATTTATAATCATGGCAGTATTATTATAGCAAACCTTTTGATGTGTTTTCTCAATTATTGAGACGCTCTTCCTTCACCCTGTGGATTTCTTCCACTAATGGTTGCAGGAGAGTCAGACACATTATTTGCTCTTTCTGTATCTCTTTCACGATTACCCGCCAAATTTGCTCTAGCATCAGTTGCCTGTCTAGGAGTCATAGTAAATGGACTACTACCATCGCCATCTGGACGTGGTGGCAAGTCTAGCATTTCACGAGCCTCATCTGGAGTGATAACCTGTGTTTTAACATAACGCTCAATAATTTGAGATTGAGCAATTTCATCAGTTAAAGTCATCTCATTGAATTTTAGTTCAAGAATGTCAGTTTTTTCTTTAATAATCTTATTGACCATTTTTTCTAACTGCGCCTGTGCTGGTCTTGCTACCTGCTCTTTAAAGGTACGATCTTGAGCCATTGCAGCAGCAATTGCAGCAGAGTCAGATCCTCCAAGTTTAGAAATAGGAACTTGATGAGCAACTAAAATATCATCACGATTTTGTTTACGATACTTCTCAAATGATGCTTCTTGCACAGAAGTCTCAACTGGATCCATCTTAAACTCAACCTTATTGCTATCAGTATCGCCAGGAAGTGGGATATAGAGAGTTCTATGATTCTGTCCTTTTAGTCCAGTCTGTAAGAATCTAAACATCTTATCTTCTGCATCTGCAGATAGTTTTGCACCCTTTACTGTAATAATATATCTTGGGGCGCCTTTATTCTGGAAGTAATCAATGTTATATTGAGCAGCAAGAGAATCTCCAATTAATGAAGATACTGCTGAAATAATATCTGGAATTCCATAATATGTATTTAATGGAGAATATTCTTTAATATGAATAATCTCATTTGGGCGTGTATCTGTTGTCATTGGATTTGGATTCTTTGCACCAAAGTTACGGAAGTAAACTACCTTCTGACCAATAATCTGAACAAAGCCATCACGAAGACGACGAACACGAATAGTTGTAGATGGAATATGTCCAACATATCCAATCTCTCCAGATACTGTTCTTCCTATTTCTAAAAAGCCATTACCTGTAGCCTGTAAATCTGTATAAACCTTTTCCATTGTATTTGTGAATGAGTCATCATCATTAAGTGATTCTAGCCATTCACGAATTTCTAGTTTCATTCTTTCAATACGACGACGTGCTCTATCTACCGCCCCAGAGTCGCCATTAGTTTCAAAGCGAAGCATTGTGCGATCTGTAATATCAAAACGGTATCCAAGACCAACAACATTTTCTACCTTTGCATCAATTGCAGCATGGTTAGCAAATGAAGTATCATAATAACTTGCCAACTCATACATGTTATATGGTGGTGTAATTACATCAAATAGTCCATAGCCATTTCTGTATACCGTGCCAGGATTAATCTGTTTTGATCCACTGCCATCTTGTCCCATAGGAATTGCATTTGCAGTTTCTAAATATCTTGCAGTAGGTTCTACAGTGTTATAGCCATAAACCTTTGCTACTGTTCTAGATGTTCTGCGCTTAAAGTTTTGATCTAAGCCAGAATATTCTTTTAGAACAGACCAGTCTTTTACGAATGGATCTTGGTTTTTAAAAATGCTTTCAGGCTCATCTTGTGTTTTTAAACTAGCCTGAATAAAGTCGTAATCGTATTGTTCGCTCATGATTCGTATAAGTCTTTTCCGTATTTATCTAATGTATCTTGTGCAGCCTTCCAAGCACCAAGGTCATTCATAGATGGAATAAGACCTTGCTTAAAACGATCCATCTGCTCTGTATGCTCTTCTTCAGAGATTCTATTAAGACCTGGAACAAATACTGCAGTACCTTCTCCATCATCGCCATAGTGCATAGCAGCCTTCTTTAGTTCTGCAATTTTAGAAATATCACCCTTCATACTTGGGATATTTAAAACACTACCTTCACCATCAGTAAACCATTTACCATTAGATTTCTTATAAACATACAAACCCCAGTCATAACTCTTAGGAATGACCTTTCTTCGTACATTACTTACAAGTGGCTTACCAGTTTTTTGACTAATTAATGGATTCATGTACTAAAGTATACCAGATTATACCGCTGTACCCACCCTTACGGTCCATGCTGTGTCATTGTATATCTTGACTTTCTGAGCGTCAAATATCATACCTTCATCATCATCAATAATAATTTTATTAGTTCCAATATAAGTTTTATAAACATCTGATGGGCTTACGCCATATAGATCAGACGCAGAAATAACAAGCACACCTTCCCACGTAAAACTATTAATCCAATACTCCCAGTCAAAGTTGGTAACTCCGTCTGTTTTTACCTTTAGCCATGGTCTTGTTAATGTACTCTGAACCTGCTGTAGATTATTAGCCTGATAATATGAAATATTATTAAATACTAATGGTCCAGTTAAGTTTATACCGCCAATAAATAAATCAAAGTTTAGGGCACTAGCAAATGCTATTCCAAGTACTCCCCACTCTTCAATAGTAAGAACTGGCTCTCTTACAAGATTGCCGTTCCAGAAATATGAAAGACCATTAAATCCTTGTCCAGTTGCTAGACTACGAGCATATACCCTTGCTCTTGTGCCTGCTTCATTATCTGCAACCATATAAAATTTAATAGTATCTGCCTTATATACAATTTCAAATATTTCTGTTGGAATTACTGGAAATTGTTCTTGATCATATCTCATCCATATCTGAGCAGCACTAACTCTGTAATTATCTGCAACATTAGAGTTAATTGGAATAGATATGCCACGGGATACTAGTGGATCAAAATCTCCACGAACCTCAATGCCTGAAGTTCTATTAAGATAAAGATATGGGGTGCTTCCTTTATAAATACTAAACGGATTATTTGCTTTATAATCATAATAAAGTCCAGCACGAGTATATGGGAACATATTTACACCGAATCGTGTTCCTATTGGATTAAATGAGTTATCATTAAATGCCTGAGATGCTAATTCCAGTCTACGCAAACGAATTGGTTTTCTTAAAATACCACGAATATTAAAATCTAAATGATAAACAATTGCCAACGCATTAAAGTCAACTGTCTTTGTTGGATATATTAATGTATTATCTACTACTTCAAATTTTGTAGTTAACCAGTTTGAGTATTCATCAATATTAATGATTTTATTTTCTTTTGGTGGAACATAGTTTGGAAAATCTGACATTGGAGCATTTGCACCCTCTGCAATATATTGAAGAGTAATATAACTTCTAACCACCGCATCTGTTGTGTCATATTCATAATACTTAGCCGCTTTTTCAGCCATATCAGCATAATTACTCCATCCAGTATATAAAAAGTTATCTAATTGAGCATATGTTTTTTGAACTGGATGAGAATATTCTTCTTTTAATTCATTATAGGTCCAGGATGAAACTTCTTCATATTCTGTCAGTTTTGTGGGTGCTGGATATCCTAGGTTAAACTGAAGAAAATCTAAGTCATAATATCTATTGCCAACATCATTAGTAATATACTGAGCAAAATATGAAAGTGGTAAATAGTCTTCCCAGTATCCAGAAACTCCTATGTCTAAGAAGTATGCACTGTATGCCTCTGATGGTAATAAAGTATAACTTGCTGTATGTGCAAGCAATGCATTGGCATTAGCAGATTCTGCAGATCCAGTTGCTAAATAACTATCTAATATTGCTGTGCCGTTTTCTTCAAAGTGGTCTGATATTTCATTAGCATTATATGCACTTGATAATCCAACAGAATAAATCTTACCTGTGAACTGTAATGTTCCTGTTTCGTCCCCACCAACATACATCTCTAAGCCATTCCTATTTCCAAAGAAGGCAGCAACATTTCCACCAAAGAAAGCCACAAGTCTTTCTATAATAATACCAACTGCATATTTTTCATCTACAACAATAATGTCTGTGGTATAGATTTCTTCTTCTGTTCCATTAAAGTATAGGTAATAGTGAATCTCATCAAGGTCTTTACGAATAGCAAAATAGTTTCCAGTTAATCTATTATAAATCTTAAATAGCGTTTCTTCTGTAGCCAAGTCATCTGAACTAAATACTCCATACAAAGTATGTATATCATCGTTCAAAACATTAAATCTTGGGAAATTAAAATAACACTCTTCAGAATCCCAGCCAGCATTTGGTCTAAATGTGATAAATTTATCTTGACCTGTAACTTGAATTGCTTGATTATCATCATAGAGTTCTTGTAAGGTTTTAGATCCTAAGAAAATTTCTGGCAAAGAATACTGTGGTGTTGAAAGTGCTGTATTTGTTGTTGTTAAATTATCAAATGTACCCTGCTCCCATTGAGCAAAGTCTGGATAGTTATAGTTTCCCGTATAGTCAGCAAACGGGTAGTCAATAAATGCTTGTGTGCCACCATAGGCAGAGTTAATTGTTTCTGGTGATAGAACACCTTGACCATATACCCATCTCCTTTTTGCTACGTTAATAGCAACAGAATATGGATAAATAGCAACACAGTCTACTTCAATTGGAGTTACATCTGTATAAGAATAAAAACCAATCCAGTCTTGACTATCTCCAGTATTATCTAACTCTGATGGGAGGTTTAGGCTATCTGTATCAATAGGTATGCTAATTACTTCTTCCCCATTTATTAAAAGACTTGCGTTATTTCTAATAAGTCTAATATGAACAAGCATTGGTCTAAACCATTCACCAACAAAGTGAGATGCAAACTGTTTTCCTATAACCATTGTAATAAAACCAGACTCAACATATAATCCATCTGCAGATGCTATGGGTCCAAAAATACGTCTTGGTGTATAAGCGTTAGAATTAATACGAAGCCAGAACTCTAAAGTATAGTCTTTATATTTTCCAAGTTCATTTAAAAATCCTTCACCAGGTAGGATCAAAGATGGCTTACCGCCATTATTAGGAGTTAATCTTGTAATTCCAGATGCTCCAAATACCATTGGCACTCCACTATTTTTTGCAACTAATGAATTATCATTAACAAGATAATATCCAACTTCTCCACCAAGACCATATGGATCTGCCTCAACTGCCCCATCTGCAACTAAAGCAAT